GTTTCAGTATCCACTCTGCTGGATCGTCTTCTGGTTCCGTGAAGATGCGGAGCGCAAGGCGGCGGAAGAACAGTTTCAGTATCCACTCTGCTGGATCGTCTTCTGGTTCGCCAGCGACACGGCGATTACCGATTCCGACTATCGTTTCAGTATCCACTCTGCTGGATCGTCTTCTGGTTCTCAGTAACCTGGCAGACGACATCTCCGCATTGCAGTTTCAGTATCCACTCTGCTGGATCGTCTTCTGGTTCAGTGAACTAATCCAGGATAATGGATTCCCAGACAGCGGGCATTATGATTTTCCATCTGCTGGCGTGCCGTATCCTGAGCGCAACGACAAGCGAGTACTGGCGCTAGAGATTGAAGTGGGGCGCTTGCGTGAGGAGGTCGAGTATCTGCGCAAGTTTGTCCATCGTTACGTCAACGATGCGGAGGGTGACGGGAGATGACACGCACACGGCGCAACCCATACCGGCAAAGTCGAAGCTTTGACAAGGCCTGTCGCAATCATGTCATGCGGATGACGGTTCTGTGACGGAAATTCACGAATACAATTTTAACGGTCGACATCTAGAATTGATAGGAGCGTAGAATTGGCAATCGCAGGCGGTGCAACAACGGCGTACAGATGTCAGGTTATCGGCAGTGAATTGTTTGTCAGCCGGACAACCATCCAGCGCAGCGAGTGCGACACGATAGACGCTGCGTTGCAGAAGTTGAGTTCGGGCGAGTGGACTATCGTGACAGGTTCGGACATGGCAGAGTTGCGGCGGCTTTTGGCCGAGCAAGGAGTCAAGGCGTGACGGATAAACGCAAAATAGCTGACTTGATACCAGACCACGCCAACGCCAACAAAGGTACTGAGCGGGGGCGCTACGCACTAGAGGCATCCTTGCGCCAGTACGGGGCAGGGCGCAGCATCGTGCTTGACAGGGAGGGCCGCATCATCGCAGGCAACAAGACGGTCGAGGTTGCCGCAGATGTTGGGTTGGAGGATGTCATCGTCGTGCAGACAGACGGTAAGCAGATTGTCGCCGTGCAGCGCACCGACCTGGACATTGACTCACCTGAGGGGCGAGGGCTGGCCTATGCTGACAATCGTGTGGGTGAGCTTGATTTGGAATTTGACGCCGAACAGATTCTTGCAGATTTGGACGCAGGTTTAGACCTGTCTGCGTTTTGGTTTCAAAACGAACTTGACGAGTTGATCGCAACCGACGAAAAGACTACGCTGCAAGACACAAACGAAAACGAACGGATGCTTGGCGACAAAAGCAAGCAGATCAAGGCGGTTTTGTACGCTGACGACCTGGCAGATTTTGAGCGGGCAATCAAGGCAACAGGGAATAGAAACCGGGGCATTGCCATTTTGGAGATTTGTCGGCATTACCTGAAATCACATGAAAAAGGACAATTATACTCTACCCTTGAAGGCATCGCTTAGGCGAAAGCTGTTGCAGGAAATCGACAATCCCATCGTCATGGAGACACATGGAGGATATGGTGGCATTTGGTCGAAGTGCTACTATGCCATTCGGGATGGCGTTGTCATGGAAAAAGAACCTCAGAAGGCTGAGGCGTTAGCCATGCAGCGCCCGACATGGGCTGTGTACGAGTGCGATTGCGTCAACGCCTTGCGTAGTGGGGCAGGCGCACACCTGCCGGTAAACTTTGTGGACTTCGATCCATATGGCGAACCGTGGTCTACGATTGATGCATTTTTTGAGTCGAAGCGAGAGTTTCTGCCCGTGTTGGCGATTGCGGTAAATGATGGCTTGCGGCAAAAACTCAAAATGACTGGCGGATGGGACGTGCAAGCGTTGTCGGAAATCGCGACACGGTATGGGGCGAGTAGCATTTACAGGCGATACCTGGAGATATGCAGGGAGCTTGTCGAACAAAAAGCGGGTAAACGTGGCTATACGCTTACCCGCTGGGCTGGATATTACTGCGGACATGACGACCAAATGACGCACTATGCCGCAGTGCTTAGGCTCTAGTTGTGCTGGGAGATGTACTTTGGGTTGTGATAGCCGGTTGGCAGATAGGGTTGCAAGTCATGCTTAATGTAGTGCTTGACACCAAGACGATTGACGACATCCAAAATTCGCATGGTGTAATCCTGCCAGTCTGTGGTGTATGTCATCGGCAGGTAGTTAGCCCGCCCGATCTTGTACAGATCAACAAACTCATGCGTAGCTTCGATGATGGAGATGCTGCTGGCGGTGTCAAGTGTTGGCTCCAGAGACACCCATGTGAAGATGCCGGCGGCGTGGAAGGCTCGCAGCGTGGCGATTCTGTCGCCGGGCAACTGAGCACCGCGCTCCCACTTGCGGCTGAATGCGTCATCCAGACTGGTCAAAGTGCTGGCAAAGGCGTCACGGTCTGGGCGAAACAAGTCAATAAACGGCAATGCTCGGCTTCCGCCTTTTGTGAGCGTGCAAAATCCCAAGCCGTACTCAATCAACGTTTCAATCGTCGGGCGAGTCAGCGACACGTCAAACGGGTTGAAAGGGTCAGTCGTGAAACTCAGCATGACCTGTTCCGTGATGCCGCACGCCTGATACTTGGCGGCATCTTTGCGCAAGGAGTCAATAAAGCCGGGGCGGGGAGATGCCGAGGCGTCAAACGTCGGACGGTCAATCTTCAGCACCTTTGGCACGTAGCAGTAAGCGCAGGCGTGTCCACATCCTCGGTACGGGTTGGCGGCGAGCTTGGCATACTCGCCAGCTTGCCCACGAGGGGCATAGATGTAAGAGCATCCGGCGACGCTCCATCCGTCAGGGTTGATCGTGTAGGTGCGAATCTTGCTTGTCATTTTCAATTTCCTTTGCCAGTAGTTGGCGGATGAACTGTGAAGCATTGTTGGTCTGACGTGATAGCCATTCGTGCTGCGAACGTAGTATTGTCACGCTCAATACTGCTGTTGGTTCAGATGACAGGGATTTTCGCCCCGAACCTGGGCGATTCCCTCCATGTCTTGACATGTACTTGATTTTATCATATAAAATCAAGTATGTCAAGCTATTTGGGATATTTGGGATAATAAAAACATGGCAACAGACAGGTACACAGCACAACAGGTAGCGGCCGCACTGACTGCCGCTAAGGGGTTCGTGTCAGTCGCTGCCAAGAATCTACAGTGTTCCGATGAAACGGTGCGCAATTACATCAAGCGGTACTCTGCGTGCAAACAGGCTGTCACCGATGCACGTGAGGCGATGATTGACTACGCCGAGGGCAAGCTCTACCAGAACATTCAGAATAACGACACGGTATCGATTCTGTTCTTCCTCAAGACGCAAGCAAAGCAGCGGGGCTATGTCGAACGGCATGAGGTGACAGGCGCAGACGGCAGGGCAATAGTCATTCGATGGGATGAAAGTGCAACGGATGAAACCGGCAATAGTGATTGACGCTGCGCCACACATCGGGCAGAGCAAAGTACATAACGACTCAGCACGGTTCAAGGTGCTACGGGCCGGCAGGCGTTGGGGCAAAACACGACTTGGCGTCATGGAATGCCTTGACACTGCCAGCAAAGGCGGGCGTGCCTGGTGGGTATCGCCAACCTACAAGACTGGCGAAGTAGGTTGGCGTCCATTGCGCACGTTGGCAAGTAAAGTGCCAGGAGCAGAGATTCGACGCAGCGAGCGCATGATAGTGCTACCAACGGGCGGCAGCGTGACGGTGCGCAGTGCAGACAATCCCGACTCTTTACGTGGTGAATCGCTCGACTTCGTTGTAATGGATGAATGCGCCTTCATGCAGGAGGATGCGTGGACAGAGGCATTGCGACCGGCACTGGCAGACCGGAAGGGACGGGCGTTATTCATCTCGACACCGAAGGGGCGCAACTGGTTTTTCAACTTGTGGAATCAGGCATCGTCGCAGCCGCAATGGGCAGCGTTCCATTTCACAAGCTATGACAACCCATACATTGACAATGCAGAGATAGACGCAGCACGGGGGACATTGCCGGAAGCAACGTTCTTGCAGGAGTTCTTAGCGGAGTTTGTTGATGATGCCTCGTTGGTATTCCGGCATGTGCGGGAATCTGCGACCGCACAGACTCAGGATGGCAAAATAGGTGGGCGACGCTATGTTATGGGCGTAGACCTTGCCCGTCATGTCGATTTTACCGTTATCGTCGTTCTTGATGTGACGCAGGCTCCATATCGCATGGTCTACATGGACAGGTTTAATCAGATTTCTTGGCAGGTTCAGATTAAACGAATTAAGACTGCTGCTCATCGCTTTGAGGTTGACCAGATAGTTGTAGATCAGACGGGCGTAGGTGATCCGGTAATTGAGCAATTGCGGAGAGAACTATCGTTCTGAGTTCATCCGGTGAAATCATGCCCATATCGGCCATGCGATGATGATTAGGACAGAGGGCAATCAGGTTTGTCAGTTCGTTTTTCCCGCCTTTGCGGACGGGCGTAATGTGATGAATGTCAACGAACGTATCCCAACCGCATATCATGCACTTGCTCTCAAAATGCCTTTGATACACGTCCTTGGCGTTTCTTCGGTTCCCGTTGTTCTTGTAGTTCGGATTCTTTGCGCCGGAAACGTCCTTTTTCCTTGGCGTGTATACGCCATATCTGGCACTAAAGACGCACTGGCGAGAGCAGTATTTCCGGTTGTTGACCAAGTACGGCTTGACGTAGAACGTTTCGCCGCATCCTTGGCAAACAACCGGAACGCCCCAAATGTCTTTCTTTTCCTTGGTTTCCTTGAGCAGCGCAGACCTAGACTGATTGGCGCAATTCCTGCTGCAAAAGTGCCGGGGGGTCTTGACGTATTGATTGCGTTTCTTCATGAACGTCTTGCCGCAATGCTCGCACTCGACTTCAACATCTTGCGAAGTCGAATACCGTTCGGGATGGTCAATGCGGTCTTGCTTGTAGCAATCAATGGAGCAGAATCTATCGCCGCCTTTGTTTCTGCGTCTGCGGTAAACCTTGCCGCACGTTTCGCAGGTAATCATAGGCGATTCGATTCGCCCATGTTCCTTGGTGTATGTCAATCGGCACTCATTGGAACAATAGAGCTTTTGGCGTCCGGTCAAAGGTTTGTCGCAGTTCTTGCAATTCATTGCTTTTACCTTTGTTTGCGGTATGGACTGATAACTAATTATACAACGCCCTGATTAAAACGCCAATTGTATCG